CACTTCTGCGGCATCCACAACACAACCTTGAGCCACAATGTCCAACGATTGATATGTAGATGACAATAATTTAATTGCGGCTTTTAAGGTCATGTGTTGTTGCTCCAACCATACTGATTGCCCCGTGGGTGTACAGTAAAGACACATTTAGCTTCAGCACCGGGCTGTGCGTCAATCTGAAACTGGCTCACTCGACCATTGAATGCGTAAGCAATAGTATTAGCACCATCGACCGCAGCAATAACAAATGTACGATCAATCACGCCGCTGTAAGCATCGCCACGAATCAAGAGTAAACCTGCATCGCTTGGATTCCATGCCGCTGTAATTGTCAAACTTGTTGGTGCTGCTTGCGTTGGAATCTTATCCGACTGCCTTGTTCCGGCAATTGAAAAGTTAGCCATTGCATCATCTTGACCAAACGCAGGGACAGCTTCCACGTTAACGGGAACACCTGCCGCACCTGTACCGTTTGCTACCGTACCGACAATGGTAGCAACTTGTGCAGTCCATACGGAAAGGTTAGCAGTTGATAGGGCTGTAGGTGTTGCGCCTGACTGCATCCACATTGACGCAGCAAAGCCGGGTAAAATTTTATTTGGGATAGCCATAATTACACCTTAAGCGTTGTTAGACCAACCGAACTGGTTGCCACGGGGATGAATAGTGAACACAGCCTTGGCTTCTGCGCCGGGTTGTGCATCGATTTGGAATTGACTAACACGACCGTTGAAAGCGTAATAAACAATGTTTGTGCCTTCAGTTGCACTAATAACAAACGTGCGGTCTACAACACCAGAGTAAGCATCACCACGCATAATTAGCAATTGAGCATCCGCAGGATTCCACGGTGCTGTGATTGTTAATGATGTAGGTGCGGACTGTGTTGGGATTTTGTCCGATTGGCGTGAACCTGCAATGCTGAAGTTAGCCATCGCATCATCTTGACCGAATGCAGGAACAGCCTCTACGTTGACAAGGTTGCCAACCACAGCGATTGGTGCAACGCTTGCAACCAAAGACAATTGAGCCGTAGTCAACGGTGTGGGTGTAGCTGTTGGTTGTGCGTAGAGTGCTGCACTAAAGCCGGGTAGCACTTTGTTTGGGAGAGCCATGATCGTTCCTTAATAAAATTAAATGAGTTCTGTCTTATGTTGGAATGTCCAAGGTGCAATCCAGTATTACTTGCTGCAACCCGATTTCATTGTCGTAGGTGTTGTAAAGCCAATCAACGTCAGCCTTGCTTATATAAAAGCCATTCACTCCGCCGAATTGACCACTATAGCCATGAAGCGATTGTAGTATTGTGTTGCTTAAATTCATAGCATCTTCAAAGGATTGAGTGAATACCGAGATTTGGAATATCGGTCTATCAATACCTTTGTTGTTTTTATTCGTCCCTGTAAAAACAGGCTGATGTACGTTACGCAAATTCCAAGTAATGAACTTAGCTTGTGTTGCATAGTTTCTGTTGAAGTTTGCATAGACGGGTACGGGCGTAACAATAGCCGCCAGTTGAAACTGGATAGCTTTGGCATAATCTGCGGGATTGTTTTGGCTCATACGGGCGTGTCCGGATCGTTGCGGTAGCAAACAAACATAACGCTCATACGGTCGTTTGATTCCCTGCAATCAATGATGCGCCAATCGTAGCCACGCCAAGTGATTGAATAAAGGTTTTGCTCGTCAATCATTTGCTTTGTATTTGGCGTGTAGTTTAAAGTTAAATTAACTAAATCACTATAGACACGATACCGCTCTGCAATTCTTACGTTGTTGTTAACGTCAGAAATCCTAGCCCTTGTGGAAAACCATAAAGATATAGATGTAGTCTGTTCACCATAGGCATTTATGCTGTTGGTGACGTTGTTTACATCAATGTTTTCGTATCGGGCGATTGCCATTTAATCTGCCTTCACATTACGAGCGGTTTGTACATTCTCAACAATTGAGCTACACCAAAAGGAATGTCATTTAACTTGGCTTCCGTTGTGTTGCTGCGATTGTTGTAAATGTGCGTTAAGAGCATTAATCCCGCTTGCTTAATAACAGGATATTGACCAACAGGGTTAGCGTTGCAAGTGTAAGTGACCATAATCGGGTTCGTTACAAAGTTGCTAACCGTGTTTGGCAATCCGTTAACCACAACCTTGTTACCAGTTGGGTCGTAGTAATAGGTTGATGCTGCCATCGTAATCAATACGGGCGCAGTATCGCCGTTAAAGTATTGAACGGAATTAATGGTTACGCCTGCCTGCCCTTGGAAGGCTTGTGACACCTCTGGAAGGTCTAGGCTTACCTGACTGCCACCCATGCCGTTAAACGTGCCGTAGTAGGTCTTATATTGGACAGGGAAGATACTCATTCCCAAATAGTCCTCAATAGCCATTCTTGTGGCAAGTTCGATGCTGCTTAAGTATGAATCTTGGCTTTCGTCTTGAAACAGGTTTAGCTGTTGAGTAATTTCCTCAAGCGTTAACCACTCCGTAACGATGTCACGGCTAACCTGCTCAACTTTTTCATAATTGAACGGGTTGCGGTTAGTGCCTAAATACGGATTACCTGCCAATGTGTCAGACATAATTTAAACACCTACCAGACGCACACCTGCAAACACATCACGAATAGTTGAGCAAACACGTTTCTCTGCAAACAGGTAAATAAAGCCCGGTTGCGTCTGGTCAAAGCGTTTGATGCTCATTAACTCGTTGTCAGCAATCGTAAAGAATTGCGACCACTCAGCAAGGTAGACAGGATAGCCGCCAACGCCGCTTACACTCATATACGGGTTAGGAATAACACGATGACCAAAAATGTATATAACTGCGCCGCCATCTTCGCTACCAAGTTCAATGAAATAGTTTGCGCTTCCTGATTGTTTGAGTTTACGCAAATCGGCAATCGTGGCGGGGTGCATCATCCATGCGGTTGTATCTTTGTAAAGATATTGGCTTGGCAATGCGGCTTGCAATTCTACCAAGTCATCGTAATTAATACCCGATGTATGCGTGTGCTCTACTTGTAGAATAGTGTGTCTGCCGTTTGTAATCGCTGAACCGCTAGTGCCAAATGCTGCTGCTGTTGTGCTGCCGGGGTAACTATTTAGCCCACGCACTCCGCTAGTTGCACCGTAGTTAACTGTGGTGCTTCCTGCTTGGTCATTGTTGAGCATCATCGCAAGGGCTTCTTGCTCTGCAAATTCAAGCATTAAATCATTGACGATAGCTTCTTCAAGCATATTTACATCAGACATAACCGCCGTTCTGATTGGCACACCTGCATTAAGTGAACGCACAGGGAGTTGCCAGAACGATGTGGCGATGTTTGGTGAACCCGTATTGTTGTTTACAGGATAACCCCAAGGGTTGTTAGTGCTGTTTTGAATCAGCGTAGCGTTACCAGTTTTTACAACGAACGCTTGATCTGAACCAATTGTTTCAATAATTCTTGAGCCATCACGCAGCGGATTGTGTTCACGCCTAGACGCAAAAGCATCATCATAAATTACTCGACCGCCAACACCCGAACCAGACCCAGTTAATGCGGATGCTTCCTTCAGGTTAACGGTTGCACTGCCTTCAAGCAGAGCTGTCTTAATTGATTCGAGAATTAGGCTCATATTTATTCCAGTATTTATTAGTAATCGGGGTGAGTTTTTAGCCCACCCCGTTTCTTACTTAGGCTGCTGTTCCGGTTGATCTGTACCGGACAAGGGCGTTCACATCGACCACCGAGGTTGCAAGTCTTTTTTCGCCATAAAAAGTTATGAAACCGGGAAGGGTCTGATCGTATCTACGCAAAATCATGTTCAAACGATCAACGATGGTAAAGGCTTTTTGGAAGTCACCAAAGTACATCGGATACAAGCTAGTTGTACCTGCTGCACCTGTAGTTGCTTGCGAAGGCAAATCCAAGTATGTGCTTTCAACAACATCAAATCCAAGCATTGTGCCAATAACACCATCAACCACTAAACCTTCATTACGGTTAAAAATTGGTGCGCCTTGCGTATCAGTCAAGCCACGAATTTGTGACATAAATGTACTGTTGACCATAAACTTACAAGTAGGCACACGATACTGAGGTGGCAACGCATACATAAAGTTAATTAAATCTTTATATGTGACGTTAGCAGCACCAACCGTATTGACGTTTGAAGTCAACTGGTCATAAGTTGCCAAGCTATGCAAACCGCTTGAAGAACCTGTACCGCTTGTTCCGAAAGCTGCTACGCTAGTTTTGCCACCTGTGTAGGTAGCGTTAGCACCTGCGTATTGATCCAAACCACGCAGACCGTTTGTTCCGCCGTATGGGTTTGTGCCAGACTGTGCAACTTGGTCATTGTTTTGAATCATAGACAAGGCTTCGGATTGGCTAAATTCTGCCAACATATCGCTAACTACGTTTGCCTCAAGACCGTCGATGTCATCCAAAGCTGCGGTGCGGATTGGAAACTGGACGTTCAAATCTTGCAAAGTCAATTGCCAAATGTTTGTGTCCTCAGTCGTGGTTGCACCGTTGTTTTGAATAGCATAACCCCATGCTGCACCTGCGTTGCCAACTTTTGCACGGAACTGGTATGTAGAACCGTCTGTTGCAACTGAGCGAGCCACGCCACGCATTGGGTTAAGCAAACGCAAAGGTGCGAATACTGGATCGTAAGCTGTACGACCACCAACACCTGCACCGCTTCCTGTAAGGGCTGATGCTTCTTTCATGTATGCAGCATATTGTGACTCGTCTGCAAACATTGTCAGTTCTTTTTGAACCTTAGCACCGGACTTGTAGAAGTCACGGATTTGTTCTTTAACAGAACGGTTAACTTCCTGAGCGATTGTTTTGTAAGTCTTGATAACTGGCACGGCTGAAATAGAAGAAACTTTCGCCTCTAGTGCTGCGACTTTTTCTTCAAACGATGCTTTAACTTCTTCAACAGCGGCAACCGCTTCGGCTTTAACTTCGTCAATCTTAGCTGCGTTTGATGCTTCGATTGCGTCAAGTTTTTCAATGATTTTTTCTGACATGATAGTTCCTTAAATACGTTTGGATAATGCCTTTAACAATTCTCTTTCCTCAAGGGCTTTTAGAATGTTATCGGCTTCATTGACCACCGCATCAGGCTCACCCTGCTTTGGGGCTTCCTCAATAGTCTTAGTAGCGTCACGCTGTTCTAATACTTTCTTGAGGATAGAAGATGCGGTGGTCGCATCTTTTCGTGATAGTCCTGCATCACGCAAGACTTTCTCAACTGCTCTTGGGTTTGCGTTTCCTTCAGCGTCAAAATATTCCAATTGCTGAATATTCGCCTCTGGATTATTCGGGTACATAACCACCGAAATTTCACGCAAGCCACCTTTGGTAATTTGGAAATATGCTTCGCTATCGTCATCGCCGGACATAATTGCGTTGCCTTCAGCGTCAACCATACAAGCCTCGTCAGCATAAGCACCAACAGAAACGCCGCCAAACATCTTGGGCGATTCTTTTAATACTGAGTATGCGTCTGCACCTGCCATAGTGTTTAGAAACAAGCGACCTTTTGCGCTCATGCCCTCATCGTCCATCATGATTTCATCCCATTGACCGATGGGCATACCCATGTCGTTATGGTTAAGAAACATTGGCAATGGTTTTTCGGACTTTGCAAACTCATCTGCCCAATCCATAAAGCCTTCGGGCTGATAGTTAAACCTACGACCATCTGCGCCTTCTCTGGCATTCCAAGATGTCACACGGGCTTCAATTTTTCCCGTTGGATTAACGGCTTCATCTGCGGCTTTACCAAGATCAAGTTTTGCTTCGCAGATTAGATAAATATTTTTCATTAATTGCCCCAAGTTTTATTGACTGATCGTTATCTTGTATTTTGGGCAACACTACTTTTTTTGGTAGTTTAGCATTAGGTTGCTTAATTTGTGAAGTTAATAACGCACAAAGTTGCTTAATGCTTGCCATCATGTCTTTCCAATATTCATCTTGCGGGTTTGATTTCCGCCGCCACCACCCGTGTCTTGAGGGCTATTTCCCGTCATTGGCTCTGGTGCTTTGCCTTGAATAAGCTCATCATGTCCGTCCATTTTGGGCATATTAAGATATTCTCTTGCTTCGTTTTGCGTGATAATTCCTGAGCTAACACCTTGCACAGCAAAGTTCATTTGATCTAATGCTGCGCCTTTTAGGAAATCTTTAGTATCAAACCTCACGCAAAGGTTAGGGTAACCTTTAAACAATTGGCTGTTTAACTTTTGCTCAATGTTAATAATCATTGGATACATGGTAGCTTTGTAAAACTCATCCATCATGGTTTGGGTGTTGTTGTACTTCTGGTCGGCAATGCCAATCATTGAAGGTGGTACGCCAAACAATCCGCAAATACGCTTCATTGTCTGGTTCTTTAATTCTTTGGTTTCCGTGTCCTGCAAGGTCAGCATATCTAAGGGCTGATACTTCATGCCTTGATCTAACAGCATACCTTGACCGGGCTTTGATAGGTCAGTTTGTCGGCTACCCGTCATGCTTGACCACGCTTCTTTAAGCCTGCTTGCGATTTCTTTGTATTTAGCGTCTGGAATAACTTGTTCTGTTACAAACATTCCGCTTGGCTTTGCGCCGTTCTGCATAACAAAGTTGGCATACAGGTCAATGTCTTGATCTAGTGCTACTAACTCCGTAGCCAAAATGCCCTTATTAAATCCCGATGAACCTTGCCAAGCCGCCTCTTTAACGTGCATAACTTGGTGTGCAGATAATGGAGCATCTTTGTTAAATCCGTAGCTAGGCGTACTAAGTGTATATGCAGGATAGCGGGTTTCCGTAAGCCGTGCAGTAATCAATGTGCTATCAAGGTTATACATCTCAATTGGCGTTTGCATTGAATCTTCATGCTTGGCTCTCCACCAAAGCGTAAAGGTTTCACCCGCAAGGTCTTGCCACATCGACCATTGATACCAAAACTCATATTGGCTTTGGAAGTTGTTAGGATTACGCAATAAGTTAAGGACTTGTTTGGCTTTAGCTTTATCCCTTGCGCCAATTTTGGGTGATTGCAAAGCATCGACAAATGTACCGTCATCAGCCTTTGACATAATGCTTATAGGCAATTGAGCCAATGCCCGTGCCTTTACACCAACCGCAGCCATCACCGTACTGTTACGGGTCAGCATTGACATATCGACTGTGCGACCTGCCGTAGTGGTGCTGCTAGTCGTTACATATAAGAGTTGTTGGCTAACGGTTTGTCTGCCACCTTGACCCTGATATAGGACATTATTGCCTAATTGAGTTTGAGCAAATAAAGTATTGCTTTCTTTGGATTGAGTTGCTTTCTCTTGTTTAAAAAAACTTAAAATACCCATCTCAATCCTTTAAAGTTAAAAACCATCCGTCTTTGGGAGGATAGCTATACAACTTACCTTTTACAACACAATTATTGCCGTACAAATTCATTCTAACTTTTTTTTCTGAACAATTATTTGCATTTGCACAATCAGCAATTGATGCAAAAACACCATTAGGAGTAGTGTAAAAACCCTTGAAATTTATGTTTTTTTCACCTTTAGTGTTACCTTTTTTAGGTTTATAACCTATTTTTTTTATTGTTTCTTTTCTTTTTTCAATTGTTTCAATAGATTGTTTTTTGCCTAAGTTAATTTGTCTTAAATGATTTTTTTGTTTTTCTGTTCTTTTAATGCCAAGATTAGTGTGCGTACCTAACTGACCTTCTCCACCATTTGTGCGATTTGCTAACCTGTATCCGCAAAATTTAAACTTTTCAATTGCTTCAACTTCTACTAAATACGCCAATTCATCATCAATATTTTCAGCTAATTTGTAGCTATTAAAACCGCCATCTTTTTTAACAATGTTATGCCAATGTTTGTTTCTTTTGTTTTTTCCGTCAATTCTTTTTTTTGTTCCTTTTCCAACATAGAAAGGAACGCCCGTTGTAATTCGTGTGTGAACGTAGACATATGCGGTATTCATGTATCAATTTTAAACTAAAAGCTACGAAAACCAAAGCTATTGGATACATAAGGGTTGTCTAAACTGCAATGTGCGGCAATAATTAAAGCAATAACGCCGTCCACCTTTGCTGATTTATCTGCTTCGTTCTTACGCACTTTAATATTTCCGTTAACGTCCTCGTAAACCTCACAGTTACCTAGTTGCCAACCGACAAAAGGATTACCGTCATGCTTGATTTGATGGTTAAGGATTAACTTTTCTATATACTTTGATGGGTTAGACAATGTTGCCATACCCTGTCCGACTTTCTTAACTGGTATGCCATCGTCATGTAGACGGGCAACAAGTGACGCAGCGTTATACGCATCGTAACCGCATTCCTTAACGTCATACAGGCTGCATTGCTGTTTAATGTATTCGCTAACCTCACGGTCATCCATCACGTTGCCTTCAGTCAGCTTTAATATGCCGGACTTTATGGCTACCCTGAATATATCCATGTAATGCTTGGGAACGTGTGTAAGCCCTTCCTCTGGCAAAAAGAATTGCCAATGGGCTTCGTAGTCTAGTTCACCAAATCGTTTAAGCGTACAAACAGCGTTTAAATCCCGTGTGGCTGCTAAGTCAAAGCCAATAAATACGGCTTCAGGCTTGCGGTCTTGCTCAACAATAAGGGCTTTTTTATCATCCCAGTACGCACGGTCAATCCATGCAGCATTGGCAGATACAAAGATATTAAGCGTTTTGCAAAGAAACTCATTAAGGGCTGCGGGTTTGAATTTGGCTTCCTCTGCTCGTTGTGCAATAGCTTCCTCGAATACCGAAATACCGTGCATAGGGTTTGCTTTAAGCCAGTTTGCAGGGTCACGCCAATCGTCCTGTGGGTCTAGTCCGTATAGCAAGCCAAACCATTTAGGATTGTCTGTAGCTTCGCCATAAAGCATGGATTGATACATTGCCATATCTTCATAAAACTTGGTTTCTTTAGTAAACGATGCTGTAGTGATGTAAATACGCAACGGATTCTGCCTAGCCACCATGCCAGAGTGCAGAACCTCTATTGAATTTCGGTCAACAATCTGTGCCGCTTCGTCAATAATTACGCATGATGGATTCTTACCGTCACCCGTTTTCTTGGTGTCCCTGCTCAATGCTTTAAATATAGACTGAGCATCACCAACCT